GCACCAGCGGCGGGTGCTGGCGCACAGACAGCAGGCCCGGCACCAGGCACTGTTGGAACAGGTGCTGGCGGACAATTGGTAGATGGTAGCGGTAAACCAGTTCAACAAGGAAGTGCCGCAAATAGACCAGATTTGTATGCCCCACAAGTTGGAGAAAGTTATTTGCCAAGCGGTCAAAAAGTTTACTCAGAAGATCAAGCGTTGGCGAGGATTGTTCAATTATCCAAGCATGGTAGATAAAAATGAAGTCGGTTGAAGTTAGATTAAAAAAATCTGTAGAAAGATTGCAACAGTATTTGACTGAAACAACTTGGCATGATATCTACAATCTTAATAAAGATATTATTAAAAATCCTAACTTAATTTATCCTAATCAACAATTAAAGATGCCAGATGGCAGTACTTATACTGTCAAACCTGGCGATAATTTAACTAAAATTGCGGCGATGCCAACCACATCTCCGAAAACAACTACACCAGCAACATCAACGACACCTCCAAGTCCGGATGCAAGCGGGCAAAAAGTAGACGAACCCACAACTGTAAAAGATACTCCAAAAGATACTAAACAAGATAAAGATAAGACGTCTACAAATTCAACTAATGATCCATCTAGCGCGGATTATAAAAATAATATGGACATTCAAAGCGACAACGCAACCGCAAAGAATCAATACGATGGAAACTACGATTTAGATGTAGCTAAATTCAATTGGCTAGTTGCCAAAGCCAAAGGCTATGCACAAAATCCAAATGAGTTGATGCAAACTTCGAAAGGAATAATGGCTCCTAATGGGTTTGTTGCACAAAGTGTGGCAGCTCGTCATGCGGCTGATTCGAAATTGTCACAAAATACTGCTGATGAAATGCAACGTTCCGAAAAGTTTGCAAACCGCAGGCAAGCTAAAATTGAAGCTGATTTAGCGGCTAAAAAAGGATTATGGACAGACGACAAACAGAAGGTAAGAGATTGGTTAGAAGATCATGACGATAAATCAGTGGATGACGCGATTAAAGAATTAAATCTAAAATTACACGAAAGTATTCGTTCTATTATTGATACGTTGATTAGTATTGACGAAGGTACAGATACTAAAATAGATCCAGAGAAAGCTCTACCACATTTGACTCCTCAAGATCAATTTACTCTTGAAATGTTAGTAAAAAAATTAACACCCTTTATAGGCAAAGATGACCACTTGGATAAAATATTTGCCGAATATAATAAACTACCGGACATCCGCAAATCGACTCCTACGGCTCCTGCTGGACAACAACCTCCCGTTCCTGGAGCTAAATGGACTGGATCATATTGGCAATTACCTGAACAGACAGAATTAGCAGAGATGCTTAAAATTGCCGGTTTAAAATAATCGAGCAAAATAATCATATTATAAACAAGATTTCTCTTGCAATGCTAAATAAAAGTGCGTATACTACAAAGTATATGCACTTTTTGTTTTACAGGACGTAAAACATACAGGCAAATAAAAAGCAAACAAAGGCATATTAAAGGAGAAATATTATGGCAACTTTGGCAGAAATTAGAGCAAAACTTAAGGCATCCGAATCAAAAGGATCAGATGGAAATAGAACAGGCGGAGATAAATCAATTTATCCGTTCTGGAACTTAAAAGAAGGTAACGAATCCGTAATGCGATTTTTACCAGACGGCAACACAGATAATACTTTTTTCTGGGTTGAACGTGCAATGATCAAACTTCCCTTTGCAGGTATCAAAGGCGAATCAGAAAGCAAAAACATCACAGTACAAGTACCATGCGTAGAAATGTATGGCGACACATGTCCTATTCTTTCAGAAGTACGTGCGTGGTTTAAAGACCCAGCATTGGAAGATATGGGTCGTAAATACTGGAAAAAGCGTTCTTACATTTTCCAAGGTTTCGTTGTTGAAGACGGACTAGGCGAAAAGAGTGATGAACAACCTGAAAATCCAATCCGTAGATTTATCATCGGACCTCAAATCTTTACATCAATTCGTGCGGCACTTGTCGATCCAGAATTGGAAGATTTGCCAACTGACTATGTACATGGTTTAGACTATCGTATGAAGAAAGGTTCAAAAGGTGGTTACGCAGACTACTCAACATCAAGTTGGGCACGTCGTGAGCGTCCATTGAGTGATGCTGAACAAGCGGCTATTCAACAATATGGCTTGTTTAACTTGACAGACTTTTTGCCTAAGAAACCAGGCGAAGTAGAATTGAAAGTTATGAAGGAAATGTTTGAAGCATCAGTCGATGGCGAACCATATGATATGGAACGTTGGGGACAATATTTCAAACCAGCAGGTATGAGCCAAAATACTGGCGATCCTGTGAAGTCAACTCCTAAAGCATCTGCACCAGTAGATGATATCGATGAAGATGAGGCACCAGCACCGGTGGCCAAGTCTACTCCTGCTCCAGCACCAAAAGCTGAAGCAAGTGCCGGTGGCGATAGTCGTGCCCAAGACATCTTGGCAATGATTCGTAATCGTCAAAAGTAATAAGCACACGGCTCGGGCCACTGCAACCTAGTTGTACGCGCGGGTTATCTTTTTAGGAGAAATATATGGCTACAAAAGCCTTTGATTTATCAAAGTTTAGAAAAACATTGACCAAGAGTATTGATGGTCTAGGTGTAGGATTTAATGATCCTACAGATTGGGTTAGTACAGGCAACTATACGCTTAACTATCTAATCAGCGGTGATTTCCACAAAGGTATTCCGTTAGGTAAAGTTACTGTCTTTGCCGGTGAATCTGGTGCAGGTAAATCATTTATCTGTTCAGGTAATTTAGTACGAAATGCACAACAACAAGGAATTTATGTTATCTTAATCGATAGCGAAAATGCACTTGATGAAAAATGGTTACATGACTTAGGTGTCGATACCAGTGAAGATAAACTGCTTAAACTCAACATGGCAATGATCGATGACGTTGCTAAAACCATTCACGAATTCATGAAAGAATACAAGGAAATGACTGACCGTCCGAAGGTCCTCTTTGTTATAGACAGCCTTGGTATGCTTTTAACACCTACTGATATTAATCAGTTTGAAGCGGGTGATTTGAAAGGTGACATGGGTCGTAAGCCTAAAGCATTGACAGCACTTGTTCGTAACTGTGTTAACATGTTTGGTAATTACAATGTAGGTATGGTTTGTACCAATCATACATACGCAAGCCAAGACATGTTCGATCCAGATGACAAGATCTCAGGCGGACAAGGCTTCGTTTATGCAAGTTCTATCGTAGTTGCTATGAAGAAATTGAAGTTGAAAGAAGACGAAGATGGCAACAAAGTATCAGATGTAATGGGCATTCGTGCTAGTTGCAAGATTATGAAAACACGTTATAGCAAGCCTTTTGAAACTGTACAAATTAAGATTCCATATGAAACTGGTATGAATCCTTATAGCGGTATGGTCGATATGTTGGAGAAACAAGGTATACTTGTTCAGCAAGGTAATCGTTTAAAGTATGTAGACCCTACTACTGGAGAAGAACACTTATTCTACCGAAAAGAATGGAAAGAAGATAAATTAGATATGATAATGGCAAATTATCATATTAAAACTTTAACAACTACTATTCCTGAGGAGACAGAAGAAAATGTTGAATGAGACACAAATCGGTGACATCTGGTTGCTATTCGCAGATTATATTGATAAGAAAGTTATTGACAGTGTAGCTGAACGTTACGTCGATTTATTAGCTGACTTTGGCACAAGCGATCGAGTAATGCAAAGTGCAACCGGTGTTGATGGTGTTTTAGATTCTGCAATCGAGTATTATCTTGATGAAGAGTCTGATGAAGCAGAAGAAGAAAATTACAACGACGAAGACGAGGATTATTAATGGGTTGGTATTCTAAAGTTGCCAAGGACATTTCTAATATTCCCGAAGCGGCAGAATATTTTGAAGCTGAATTATTAGAAGCTAAAAAAGAATGTCGTATTGGCGGAAATGTAGAACGTGCCGCGGCTTCAATGCCTGGAGTAGTCGAACAACGTTTTGCTCAACTACAAGAAATCGAGGCAATACTAGAATACCTTAACATTGAATTACGTCGTCTTAAAAGCCAACATTTTCGAAAATATTTAGAAAACTATCAACGTGCTCTAAGTAGTAGGGATTGTGAACGTTTTTGCGAAGGTGAAGCAGATGTAGTTGATTTTGAAAAAATCATCAACGAATTTGCTTTGCTACGTAACAAGTGGTTGGGTATTACTAAAGCACTTGATCAAAAACAATGGCAAATTACAAACATTGTAAAACTACGTGTTGCCGGTATGGAAGACGCAACATTATAATCAATTCGCCCAAAAGATAATGGATAGGCCTTAAATAATATTGAGGCCTATTTTTTTCTAAAAGATTGATTTATTGAAAAAGTGAGTGTATACTTAATTATATGACAACAGTAGATAATTTATTAATAAAAATTGTGAATTTTTCTTCTCCTTCCATAGAAGAAAAAATACCTACCCGAGATAGTAGAGTCTTAAGAAGCCTTGTATCATCATTATCCAACAAGTTATTTGTAACTGAAAATCAAAGTAAATTATTAATCAAAATTCTTCGGGAAAACTGCGAAAAATTATCTGATTTTTCCGAAGATATTAAGACTGCTCTAGTTAATCCGACATGGAGCCATCCTTTTAGATACATAGAACAAATAAAGAAAGTATACATAGTAAAAAATCATGATGGCGATTCTTCTATTATTTTAGAAACAAACTATGTGTCAGAAACCCGAAAAATCTTGCAAGATATAGAAAAAAAATGCGAAGGCGTTCAAACATTGTTGCCTGGCAAGAAATTCGTTGTGGACCTTACTGAAAAAAATATAGTCACTGTGGTAGACACACTTTTACCATTAGAATTTGAAATTGATGAAAAAATACAAGATTATTATGATACAATAAAATCTTGGTCAAAACCAGATGTTCAAGCACAATTTTTAATTAGCAACATAGAACATAAAAACTTTCAAAAACACATAACAGATGATCTCGGAATAGAAACATCCATTAATAGAAATATTATTCATGACAGAAGTGTCCGTTATCAATACTTTACTGAAACTGAAAAAACTGCCGGCGAAACGTTGACAGAAGTTATTGCTAACAGACAAAAAACAAGAATATATGTTGATAAAAAACAACATACAGTTTCAGATATTATGAAATCATTGATCGAGCTACGAAGATTTCCATTGTTAGTTGTGTTTGATACTTTTGTGAATAGTAAGTATCTTGAAAACTTGCAGATTCTTTCAGCGGCCTTAGAAGATAACGGGATTACTGATAAAATTGGAATATATTTTAGATTACCTAACGATGATATTGGATTACAATTTAATCAATTAATTAAAGATAAAAACTATAATAGTAACTTAGATGCTGACACAAAGGTAGCAGTAGTAATGAGTGGTAAACTACCTAAATTCTTTTTAAAGAATGCCTGGCAACCTATGAGTGTGTTATCATTAGATACTAAAATGGGTTTACGTCATGGAAAAACTAGTGTATACTCTAATTGTTGTGATTGTATTGTAGAGTGGTCCGATGAGCCAGTTACAATGGAAATTAAGGCTGTTTTAAAATGACTGTAAAATTAGTAATCCGTGACGAAGTGAATATTAAAATCGAAGGCCTACCATTAGAGGCCCGTAAAAAACTGGCTAATACTTTTAAATATGTGGACCCAACCGCCCGATATCGTCCTGCATTTAAACTAGGTCGTTGGGACGGTAAGGTAAGTATGTTTGGCTTAGGCGGTAATGGATATCTTAGTCAATTAGAACGTGTATTATCTATATTATCGGATATGAATATAGATATAGATGAATTAGAAGATTTGCGTACAACATCTAAAATTGAATTTACACCTGTCACAGAAACTTATTGGGCTGACCAAGGAAAAGTATGGCCCAAAGGTCATCAACAAGAAGGCAAGCCTATTATGCTACGTGATTATCAGGTAGACGCAATTAATAGATTCTTCGAGAATACACAAAGTCTGCAAGAAATTGCAACAGGTGCCGGAAAAACTATTACTACTGCTACATTGAGTCATTGTGCTGAAAAATATGGTAGGACAATTACTATTGTTCCAAATAAAAGTTTAGTTGAACAGACCGAAGAAGATTTTATTAATGTTGGGTTAGATGTCGGTGTTTATTATGGTGACCGAAAAGATTTAAACAAAACACATACAATTTGTACTTGGCAAAGTCTTAATATTCTAGATAAGAAAAGTAAAAATCACGAATACGATATTGTATCATTAGCAGAATTTTTAGACGGAGTTAGAACTGTTATAGTCGATGAAGTCCATATGGCAAAGGCCGATGTTCTTAAGAATTTGCTCACACAAAACTTGTGTAATGCTCCTATACGTTGGGGATTAACTGGCACAGTACCTAAAGGAGATTTTGAAGCCGAACCTATTTTTGCTAGTATTGGACCAGTTATCGGCGGAATTAAAGCTCACGAATTACAAGAAATGGGTGTACTATCTAACTGTCACGTTAACGTAGTCCAGATGATAGATTTACCAGAGTTTAAGACATATCCCGAAGAATTAAAGTATCTTGTCACAGACGAAGACAGAATGATTTACATCAGTAAATTAATTAATAAAATATCACAATCAGGCAACACATTAGTTTTAGTTAACAGAATAGATTCAGGCAAGTTTTTAGTAAATGAAATACCCGATTCAGTGTTTATATCAGGTGCGGTAAAAACAACGGACAGAAAAGAAGAATATGACGAAATTAAAACAAGTGATAATAAAGTTATTGTGGCTACCTTTGGTGTTGCCGCTGTGGGCATTAATATCCCTAGGATTTTTAATTTGGTTTTGTTGGAACCCGGGAAAAGTTTTGTCCGTGTTATCCAAAGTATTGGCCGAGGTATAAGAAAAGCTGAAGATAAAGATTTTGTACAAATCTGGGATTTAACAAGTACGTGTAAGTGGGCTAAACGACATCTTACAGAGAGAAAAAAATATTACAAGGAAGCCAAATATCCGTTTACTTTAGATAAAGTGGACTGGCAAAAATAAGGAATTATGCAAATATTAACATTAGAAGATAAAACTTTCTCATTGAATAACTTACCAGAGGAAGTAGATGAAAATACAAGGTTCGCAGTCTTAGATAACAGCACACCGGCGGAACCAGATTTCTTTTTCATGCCACTAATTTTCTTGGAAAGTTTCAATGCTCCAGCAATAGTACTAAGAATAGGAGACGATGAAATAGCAATGCCGGTAGACTGGAGTATAGCAGTAGGGGATAGTACTAGCAGTTGCGATATAGAAGTATTGCCACTAACTAGCCTAAATGACCGCGGATTTGAAGCATTAATTTTTAATCCGCTAAGTAGCTTTAGAGTCGAATTTAAAAAAATAGAAATCATAAACTTTTATAATGATGTGAAATGGTATTTTCCTAAAATGAAAAACGGGCAACTACTTGCAACACCTACCAGATTCGGGAATAAACCTCCTTGTGCATATTTTGTAAAAGAAATATCAAAACAACAAGAATTAATTCAACTGGATAAATTATTATGACATTAAAAGTAGCTTATTTCCAACCAACCGTAATAGCAATGGACAGCATTCCTCCCGTAGAATTCAGTCGAATTTATAGTTTGGCCGAAACCCTACATACACGCACTGATTTAAATGATGCTAACAATGCAATAAGTCTCCGGGGAGGTCAACAAATTCAAGTGTATCCAAACAATCTAGGGTTAGACGTTAGTTGGTTAGTACGATGGCTAGAATCCATTGCTAACGGGTACATGGAATTAATTTCACAACAAAGCGGTACTGAAGAATTAAAATATTGTAAACCTGAAGT